CTGGCGACTCATGCGCCAGCTCCACGACCTAGAGGTGATGATTGGTAACAACATGGGGAAGCTTGGGCTCACACCTGCTGATAGAACCAAGTTGGGCTATGCCGAAGTGAAGGCTAGGTCAAAACTTGAGGAACTACAGGATAAGTGGGCTGCTAATGACCAGCTGGCCTCCTAGATGGATTACGCCTGTTCCCGAGCAGGCCATTGAACTTTCTCACGGCAAGAAGGCTGTGGATTTTATAAACACCTTCGCCACTGTCACTAAAGATTCTGTTGGTGGTCGAGCGGGTGACCCGATGCGACTCAGAGACTGGCAGCAAAACTTGCTCATCAATGCTTTCGCTGCTGATGGGGCAGGATTCCGCCACAAGGCAATTTGCGTGGGCGTTCCGAGAAAGAATGGAAAAAGCGCACTAGCTTCGGGGGTCGCACTTTGGTCACTGCTCACTGGCCCTAAAGGTGGCGAGGTCTACTCGTGTGCCGCAGATAAAGACCAAGCTCGGATTGTGTTTGGTGAAGCAAAGAAAATGCTGACCAACGAACCCGAACTTGAGGAGCTTGCCAAGGTTTACCGAGATGCCATTGAGATTCCGTCAACAGGTTCGGTCTATCGAGTCTTGTCAGCAGAGGCATTTACAAAAGAGGGCTTGTCACCCACTATGGTCATCTTTGATGAACTCCACGCTCAGCCAGACCGAGAGCTGTTTGATGTCATGCAACTAGCCCAAGGTGCCCGAGGCAACCTAGCCACGATGTTCTGCATCACAACAGCAGGACAGAAATCCGACAGCACTGGTAAGGACTCAATCGCTTACTCGCTCTACCAGTACGGACAAAGGGTCAGTTGGGGCGAAATTGAAGACCCAAGTTTCTTTATGGCGTGGTGGGAAGCTCCAGCGGAGGCAGACCACAAGGACCCAAAGATTTGGAGGCTCGCTAACCCAGGTTTCGGTGACCTAAATGACGAAGATGACTTCAAAAGCACCGTTCTGAGGACACCAGAAGCCGAGTTTCGTACAAAACGCTGTAATCAGTGGGTTTCTAGCAACTTGACATGGCTTCCAACTGGTTCTTGGGACGATTTAGAAGCCGAAAAGACGATTTCAGCCGAAGATGAGCTAATTATTGGCTTTGACGGCTCATTTTCAGGCGATACGACTGTTTTAGTCGGTTGCACCATACCAAAAGACGAAGAATTGCCACATTTGTTTCTAATCAAGGCTTGGGAGAAGGGTCCAGATGACGATAACTCTTGGCGAGTCAACATTACAGATGTAGAAAACGAAATTATCAGCTTTTGTCAGCAATATCCCAAGGTCAGAGAGATTGCTTGCGACCCTTATCGCTGGCAACGCACAATGGCATACCTCATGGAAGAAAAAGACCTTCCAATAGTCGAGTTTCCGTCAACATCAGCCGCTCGTATGGTGAAAGCTACAGCTCGGTTCTTTGACGGAGTAATGGAAAAGAAAATGACGCACTCAGGCGACCCGCTACTCGCCAGACACCTAGACAACTGTGTTCTCAAGATAGACAATCTTGGTCCACGCATTGTCAAAGAGAATCGCAACAGTAATCGGAGGATTGACGCTGCCGTAGCTGCTGTGATAGCTTACGAAAGGGCTACGGTGGGTAGAATGGAAGATGTAGTGCCACAAGTATTTATTTAGGCAGGTATGACAGCAACAATCTTGCAAATTGCAGGTGCAACACTTATCTCAGTAGGTGCAGCACTGGTTTACTTACCGCTGGGAATCATTCTAGCTGGAACTGCGGCACTTTTGTTCGGGATAGCCTTGGAGCGTAGCTAATGCTAAATAATTTGTTCGAGAAGCGAGCAGTATCTTTCCAGACCGTTTGGGGGTCGGGTGATTTTGCAGATGTTCAGTCGCTTTCTGGCACAGTTATCAATGCCGATACAGCTATGCAGCTCAATGCGGTCTTTTCCGCAGTTTCTTTGATTTCTGACACTGTTGCGACTCTTCCAGTAGACGCTTACTTTAGAACTGATGGCGCAAGGTTTGCTTTGAGGCCAAGACCAGCTTGGGTTACGAAGCCAGATGTTGATACAACAAAGGAAGCCTTCTACGGAGCCGCAATTGTCTCTCTCTTGCTTGAGGGCAACATCTTTATCAGGGTCTTCCGTAATCGCACGGGCCAGATTGTCAACATGACGGTTTTGAACCCGCTAGATGTTGACATAAAGCGCAATGGTGTCGGCAAGGTCATGTTCAATGTCAAGGGCGAGACTAAGGCACTGTCCACAGAGGAAATAATCTTTATACCTGATGTCGTAAGACCTGGCACACTTCGGGGAATCAGTCGAGTCGAGGCCCTAAAGGAGAATCTCGGTCTTGCAAGAGCACTTGAGAACTACGCTGCTAAATTCTTCGGTTCGGGCACACAAACTTCTGGTGTTTTAGAAGTACCTGGCAATCTAACCGCTGAGCAGGCCAAATCCATGCAGGAAGCCTTTGATTCTCGACACAGGGGCTGGGGCAGAGCTCACAAGACCGCAATCATCACAGGCGGAGCAGCATATAAGCCAACCAATGTCCCGAATGACCAAGCTCAGTTCTTGGATAGCCGCAGAATGGCTGTCGAAGATGTTGCGAGGGCTTTCAACATCCCTCCACACCTTCTCGGGCTCCCAGGCACTAACACCTACGCCTCAGTAGAGCAAAACAACATCGCTTTCGTTACTCACACCCTCAGACCTATCGCTCAGAAGCTCGAGGGTGCCCTCACAGCGGTTTTGGCTCAGGAAACGGGCAGAGACGCTGCCTTCATCAAATTTAGCCTTGACGGGCTTCTCAGGGCCGACATCAATTCACGCACTGAGTCTTATGCAAGAGGCTTGCAGTCTGGTTACTACACCGTAAACGACATCAGACGCTTTGAGGACCTAAGACCAATAGATGACCCAGCCGCAAGCACTGTTCGGGTGCCACTTGCAAATGTGAACATTGATGCCGCTGACCTTACGGCTATAACAGCAAGAGTTGAAATGGCACAAAGGCTGATTCAGGTCGGATTTGACCCAACAGACACAATGGCAAAGCTAGACCTGCCTAACATCACTCACAGCGGTAAGGATTCGGTCCAGCTACAACAAGAAGGACAATAATGCCAGTCAAAACTTATAGTTACGATTTAGCAGAAGATGTAAGAACTTTAGTAGTTCCGCCCAATACTCAACCCCAACAAGTAATTATTCACAATCACGAACACGCCCTTGGAAAAGAAATTTTTATTGGTAATTCATCAGTCACAGTTAATAATGGAATGCATGCTGTTTCTCAAGAGACATACTTTTTCGATTTAAGTCCAGGCGATGACTTGTATGCCATTTCAACTGAAAATGGAACAGTCAATTTACGAGTAATGGTGGTGACGCAGGACTAATGCCATACTTTATTACTGACAATCATCCCGATTGCTCAAACTGGGCAGTCGTGAAAGAGGACGGCGAGCTAGTTGCTTGTCATCCAAGTAAACAGAGCGCAACCGACCAAATGGTTGCCATTTCATTAGCAGAGGAGTTGGAACCAGGTGGCACTTATACCGAACCGACAAGGTCTTCCAGTGAACTCACAACCGCAGAAGGCAGAGGAATTGAAGCCTGCGAAGATTGTGACGGAGCCTGTGAGGTCTGTAATTACAAAGAAAACCAAGAAGAGCGGCAAGTAAATCTTGAGCCGCCTTCCTACATGAGGGCAGCGGCTCGCAGAGGGCTCTCCTATTATCAGGAAGGCTATGGTGGCGATGGCTTGGTTGAAAGAACTATTCGAGAAGCTCGTGCAATGGCACGGGGTTCTGTTACTGCCGATAAGTGGGTTAGGATTCGGGCTTGGATTGCTCGTCACTTGGTTGATTTGGACAGTCCCGCCGCCCGACCTGATTCGGATGATTATCCTAGTGCTGGCGTAGTCGCTCACCTCCTTTGGGGCTCAGGCCCATCTAAGCGGGCAGCTCAACGAGCTTTGGCGTATGCCGAAGGTGTTGTAGCTAGAATAGAAGAAGAGAATGAAGGACGAGCGAAAGGCGAAGCATTGTCCAAGATTGAAACTCGCACGATACCTATTGAGTTTGAGGTTCGTGAAGAGACAGATGGCATGACCTTTGAGGGCTATGCTGCCGTATTCAACACTCCATCAGAACCACTACCTTTTATCGAGCGTATCGCTCCAGGCGCATTCAAGCGTTCACTAGATGCTCGTAATGACATCAAGCTGTTGTGGAATCACGATTCTGGAACAGTTCTCGGCTCTACTCGTGCTGGCACAATGAAGCTATACGAGGATGACCGTGGACTTAGGGTAAACGCAACCTTCCCAAACACTAGTGCGGGCAGGGATGCCGCTGAGCTACTTCGCAGAGGCGATGTTGACTCCATGAGCTTCGGTTTCTCAGTGCCGTCTGGCGGAGACGAGTGGTCAAGTGACGGCGCAGAGCGTACCCTAAAGTCAGTTCGGTTGCACGAAGTTTCGATTGTCGCTTTCCCAGCTTATAGCTCTACCGCAGGCACGACTTCTGTTCGTGGATTAGACAAGGTAGCCGAAAGAGCAGACATCGACCCTGATGCTCTAGCAGATGCAATTACAAAGCTGGAGGAGGGCAAAGAGCTCTCAGAAGATGAAGGCAGACTCCTAACTCAGGCAGTTGTCTCGTCAACAGAAAAGCCAGAAGAACCAGAAACCATTGGCGACATGGCTATGCTAGAACTCAAGAAAAAGAAATTGTCAATACTTATGGACGGATTGAAATAATGGCGACAAAATCACAAATCAAGAATGCCATCCTCGAAGTAGCAGGTAATCCTGAATCAGGTGCAATCTTTGCACTTGCAGACAAGATGGCTGACGCAATTGTTGGTCTAGACACAGTCGAGCCTGTTGCAGAAACCCCGAAGGTTGCCGCAAGCTTTGAAAGACCAACTAGAGAAAACCGCATAACCAAGCCAGCTGAAAAACGCTAAGCTGCACAAGCGGTCCCCCGTGGTCTACCTTTCTCCCACGGGGGTTTCTTTTTGGTGCGGACACTCCTTGTAAAATTTACATATCGGATTGTGAGTCAGCTCTGCCGTATTCAGTTCAGCGTCAACGCTGCTGGTAATTGTAAATAACTATTAGAGGAGACTAAATGTCTGAGTTCATCAAGGCTCAGCAAGAGGTCCGTGCTAATCTAACCCAGCAAATTCGTGAAGTAATTGACAATGCTGAGGCAGAGAAGCGTGGACTTGATGCTGAGGAGATGCAGAAGATTGACCGCATTGAGGACGACATCCGCCGTGCTGATGAGGCAATCGCTGTTGCACAGCGCAACGAAGAGCGCAATGT